CAAGGTTGCGCAAGCGGAAATAATCCGGCATTTGCGACCTTTCAAACCGCAAGAACCGATGGAGGGTGCAATTGAGCTGAAAGTCTCGTGGCGGTTTCCGAAAGGTAAGTCGCATAAGGCGAATGAGTGGCGGATAACGAAACCCGATACCGACAATCTCGAAAAAATGCTCAAGGACTGTATGACGGAAGTAGGGTTTTGGATAGACGATGCGCAAGTCGTAAGAGAGACTGCGGAAAAGAGCTGGGTGTACGAAGACGAATGTGGAATACTCATCGAAGTCAATCAGCTCGGAAAATTTACAGAGGAGGTTATCAACAATGGATAGCGTAGGAGTTAGGGGTTTAGCGGCAGCGATAGTGATGCAAGCATTAACCGACTATAAGCAGTGCGTGAAAATTTGTAAGACCTATCCCGAGGGGTCACTTATGCGGACGAGAGCCGAAAAGGAAAAAGGTCGCATAATGGACTTTGCAAAAAGCGGATGGTTTCTCGATTTATCGATTATTCCGCAAACGAAATTCATAGCGAAGTTGAAGGAGTTAGAACAGTAAAATGACAAAGGAGGAATACTTGTCGCAGGCGGCAGTGCTTGGCAGACAAATAGCAAAGCTAGAGATGAATATCGGCTTTTACAGAGAAGCAGCTTGCTCTACGGCAAGTTCCTCAAACGATGAGCCGAGAGTAAGCAGAACTCGCAGCACGGAAGCTCCGTTCACCAAAATGGTGCATAAGGTTCTCGAACTTGAAGAAAGGGTTGACAAGCTCAAAGAACAGCGAGATGCCTTGCAAGCGGAAATAACGGCAGTAATTGAAAAGCTGTCAAACGAAGATTACAAGGCGCTGTTGATACTTCGATATTTGCAAGATTTAGACTGGGGTTTGGTTTGTGCAAAACTCTGCATAGGAAGAACCACGGCGAATCGTTGGCATAAAGCGGCATTGGAAAAAATCGACGTTCCGAAGAATTGACAAGGCAAGCAAAAATGAATATAATAATAGCACTGGCACCGTTTGAGGCAGGGGCGAAGGGGAAACCCTTTTAATCTGTTATGCGGTGCCTTTTTTGCTTTTTCAAGCCTTTACATTTGAGCCGATATCTGCTATAATGGCAAGGAAAGAAGGTGAACAGATGAGCAACATTGAAGATTTTGATATTGACAGCCAAGGAATATTACAGGAGTACAAGGGAAAGGATAAAATCGTCATTATTCCCGAGGGAGTAAAGGAGATTTCCTTCCGCACATTTTATTTGAGCGATATTTGCGAAGTGAGAATTCCACAGACCGTAACTTTCATTGATGTGCAGGCTTTCTTGTGTTGCGATAACTTGAAATATGTGGTCATTCCAAAAAGCGTAAAAGGAATGGACGATTCGGTATTCAATGACTGCGCAAACTTGACCGACATTTTTCTCGAACACGAGAAAGGCACAGATTTGGGCTATGATTGGGACTATGGTTTCAAAGGCGAGTTACACTGGGCAGGCGAATGGGAATATGTCGATGGCGTTCCCAAGGTAAAACAGTAAATGGAAGGTGGACGATATGGCTTTTAATTTTAAGGGTGATTTATATAAAAGAGACATCGTTAAAGAAATCCAAAACAAAGGATTTGATGTTAAAAGTGTAAACGCCTTAAACAAGATAATGGAAAAAATGGGGTTGTTAGTTCATTATGCTAACGGATGGTTGACTACCGATGAAGGTGCAAAGTTCTCGATATTTGGAAATAGAGCATTAAATGAAAGTGCCTGGCATCCAGAAATAGTAGATGCAATCGTCAATTTTTTGACGAAGAAATGATAAGTTGCATAGATGTTTATTGTAGACCGCTCAAAAAGGGCGGTCTTTTTTTATTTTTGCAAAAGTCGGAACACGATGGAACACGAGTGGAACACGAGTGGAACACGATGGAACATCAATGGAACATCAATGGAACTTGCGTGGTACATTCCTTTATGCTAAAATGGTATCGTGGTAAATCACACGGAGGCTTGTGGGCGAAAACTCACGAGCCTTTTTCTATGCAATGAAATGCGCATAAAATTTTAGCGCATTCTTTTGGAGGGCAGAATGCCGCACAAACCGAAAAAACCATGCGCCTTCCCTGGCTGTCCCAACCTTACGGACGAAACCTACTGCGAGAAGCACAAGAGCCAGGCAGCGAACAGTTATAATAAATATCAACGCAGTCCCAACCATAACAAGAAGTATGGAAGGGAATGGAAACGCATCCGTGCAAGGTACGTCAAAGCACATCCGCTTTGCGAGAGATGCCTTGCAGAAGGGCGGTTGACAGCCGTGGAAGAAGTCCACCACATTTTACCCGTCAACCGAGGCGGTTCAAACGCAGACAGCAACTTGATGAGTTTGTGCAGAAGTTGCCACAATAAAATCCATATCGAACTTGGTGACCGCCATCCTTCCGAGCGTTAGGGGTAGGGGCGGTTAAATCTCTGCGATGTTTTATTTGGGCATCGGCGTGGGGTTTCTTACGCAAAAATATTGAAATCAAAAGGGTAATTAAACCCTGCAATTTTTCAATAAATCATCCGCATTTGCGTGATAAAGGAGGTGGCTTTGTGCCAACAAAATCGAATAACATCGGCGGAAAAGGCGGTGCAAGAAAAGGTGCGGGCAGAAAGCCGAAACCTGTCATTGATAAACTTGCGGATGGTGGTGCGAAATCGATAAAGGTTCTGGATATTCCCGACACGGAAGGTGTGGTAATGCCCGAGCCTCACGAGTTCCTTTCCGCCAAGCAGCGAGATGGCGGCGAACTTCAAGCCAAGGAAATCTACACGGAGACTTGGCAGTGGTTGAAGAAGATAGGTTGCACGGCGATAGTTTCACCGCAACTTATCGAGCGTTACGCGGTCTGTGCTGCAAGGTGGATTCAGTGCGAGGAGATGACGAACCAACTCGGTATGTTGGGTAGGCATCCGACAACGGGTAAGCCGATACCTTCGCCGTTCATCAATATCGGCATTCAATACATGAACCAAGCCATAAGGCAATGGAATGAAATTTATCAAATCGTCAAGGACAACTGCACTGTTGATTATTCAGGTGCGAACCCCCAGGACGATTTGATGGAAAGATTACTTAATACCAGGAGGAAGTAAAAATGTTTGAAAAAGTAAACCCTAGCCATCCCGACAAGGTGGCTGACCGTATTGCGGGTGCGATAGTTGACCTTGCGTACAACAACCAGGAGAACCCCAAGATTGCGGTGGAAGTTCTGATAGGACACGGCAAGTGCCACATCATTGCGGAAAGCTCGGTGTGCTTGGCAACGTCGGAAGTCAAAGACCTTGTAAAACGCATCGCCGGGAACATCGCAGTGGACTATGTTGAAGTGCCGCAAGACAAGCATCTCGCAGACAACCAGGCAGATGGTTTCAAGTGTGGTGACAACGGCATATTCAGGGGTGTACCGCTTACCAAGGAGCAGAAAGAACTCGCAAGGGTGGCAAGAGAAATCTATGCTGCGTACCCTACGGACGGGAAATACATACTGAACGGCGAAAGGCTCATCATATGCCAGAGCCAAGCGAGAAGTGCAGAGCTTTCGAGCAAGTATAAAAACGCAGAAGTCAACCCGCTTGGAGATTGGTTTGGTGGCACTGATGTTGACACGGGTGCAACCAACCGCAAGCTCGGCTCGGATATGGCGGACAGCGTAACGGGCGGTGGCTTGCACGGCAAAGACCTCTCGAAAGCGGATGTGAGCGTGAATGTGTATGCGTTCATCAAAGCGCAAGAAACGGGTGTGCCGGTTGAACTGTGCTGTGCAATCGGTGACGAGTACATTGACGGAAAACCCTATGATGAAATCGTGGCGATAGCTAGGGAGTTCATCACCGACCTCGGCGGCTTTGAGAAGTTTGCAGAGTGGGGGTTGGTCTGATGAAAACTACTAGCGAACTGACACTCGTTTCAACCGACAAATTAATACCTTACGCAAACAATGCCCGAACCCACAGTCAAGAACAGATTTTGAAACTCCGTTCTTCGCTGCGTGAGTTCGGGTTTATTAATCCCGTCATCGTTGACAGGGATTTGACCATTATTGCCGGACACGGCAGAGTTATGGCGGCGAAGGCGGAAGGCATCAAGAAAGTGCCTTGTGTGTTCGTTGACCATCTCACCGAAGCGCAGAAGAAAGCGTACATCTTGGCGGATAACCGAATGGCGCTTGATGCGGGTTGGGACGAAGAACTTCTGCGTGTAGAATTGCAGGAGTTGGAAGGTCTGAACTTCGACCTTGGTCTTACGGGTTTTGACGAAAAGGAACTCGCAGACTTCTTTGCGGAAGACAAAGCCGAGGTTGAAGACGATGACTATGACCTTACGGAAGCGTTGGAGAAGGCATCCTTCGTTGAGCGTGGTGATGTGTGGGTTGTCGGAAGGCACAGACTTGTGTGCGGTGATGCAACGAGCGAAGCCGATGTCAACCTTCTGATGGATGGCAAGAAGGCGAACCTTATCTTGACCGACCCGCCCTACGGAGTATCGTTCACATCTTCGAGTGGCTTGAAGATACAGAATGACTCGTTGAAGAACGAGGAGTTTTACAACTTCTTGCTTGCGGCTTTCAAGAATATGGTCGCACACGCAGAGCCGGGGGCGGCGGGATATGTTTTCCACGCTGACACCGAAGGCTTGAATTTCCGTAACGCATTCCAGAACGCAGGTTTCCATTTGGCGGGTTGTTGCATCTGGGTTAAGGACTCGCTCGTTCTTGGTCGCAGTGATTATCAGTGGCAGCACGAGCCTGTGCTTTACGGGTTCTTGAAGAACGGCAAGCATAGTTGGTATTCCGACAGAAAGCAGACCACGATTTGGAACTTCAAAAAGCCAAAGCGCAACGAGAACCATCCCACCAGTAAACCGCTTGATTTGCTTTCCTATCCGTTGAAGAACTCAACGCAAGAGAACGCAATCGTAGTGGATACCTTCGGTGGTAGTGGTTCCACACTTATGGCTTGCGAACTTTCAAACCGCATTTGCTACACGATGGAACTTGACGAAAAGTACGCATCGGTTATTCTTCGCAGGTATGTGGAGAACACCAACGATGCCGATAACGTTTACTGCATCCGTGGCGGACAGCAGATACCTTACAAGGAACTCGTGAAGGAGTTAAACGAAAATGACGAAGTTAACACTGGGCAGTCTGTTTGATGGCTCGGGTGGCTTTCCGCTTGCGGGAGTGCTTTGCGGCATTGAACCCAAGTGGAAGTCCGAGATTGAGCCGTTTGCAGTTGCCGTAACGAATAAACACTTCCCCCAGGTGAAACACTACGGAGATGTTTCAAAGATAGATGGCGGCGAGGTTGAACCCGTGGATATCATCACGTTTGGTTCGCCTTGCCAAGACCTATCGGTTGCGGGGAAGAGAGCAGGCTTGGAAGACGGAGTAAGGTCAAACCTTTTCTACCAAGCCATACGCATCATCAAAGAAATGAGGAGAAAGACCAATGGAAAATATCCAAGGTTCATTGTTTGGGAAAATGTCCCCGGAGCCTTCAGCTCAAACAAAGGGCAAGACTTCCGCTCGGTTCTCGAAGCAGTCTGCTCCGTTAAAGAACCAGAAATACATATTCCTGAACCTCAAGGTGGGAAGTGGACTTATGCGGGAGAAATCGTGGGAGACGGTTACTCTGTCGCTTGGCGCACAATCGATGCGCAATACTTCGGAGTCCCTCAAAGACGCCGTAGAATCTACCTTGTCGCAGATTTTGGAAGCGAGTGTGCCGGACAAATATTATTTGAGTCCGAAGGCTTGTCAAGGGATACTGCGGAGAGCAGCGATACGAGGGAAGGAACTGCCGGAGGTGTTGAGGCTTGCGCTCGAGCGACAGGCTTTGACGGATACAACGCAAGTTTAACGTGCGAAGTTGAATCAACGCTCGGTGTGAACTGCGGAATGTCCTCGGGCAGAAACGGAGTGGTGCTGAACGACCAAGGCGGAAGCCGTATGGGAGTTACCGAAGATAAGGTGGCGGCACTTCGAGCGGAAGCGCATCATCCGCCTTGCGTAATGGCGGCGGGGTTCAACACCGAACATTCGTCCAAGTCCCGTGGCATCGGCTACGAAGAAGAAACATCACCCACGCTACGAGCTAGCAGAGTCCCGGCAGCGTTATCACTAGAAAATCATCCTGCGGACAGCCGTGTCGGAATAGCGGAAGATGGCAAAGTTCAAACGCTCACATCTCGAATGGGAACGGGCGGAGGGAATGTTCCGTTAATCTTGAACGAAGAACAGAAAGGTGACGAGTTCCCCGAGCTGTACGAAAACCATAGCCAGGACACAAGGTACACGGGACCATTAAAGGTTGCGCCGACTGTGGCATCGACCTATGGAATGGGCGGTAACAATCAGCCGTTTGTGGTTGATGCCGAATCGTGCAATTGGGATGGCGGACAAATCTCGCCCACGCTCACAAAGCAGAACGCAGGTGGCAATCAGCGGATGCCCGACAAGGACAACTTCAACTGCGTGATTCAGCGCACCTTTGGCATCTGTGCCAAGGACAGCAATTCGATGAAATCAAGCAACCCGAACAGCGGTATCTACGAGGCGGAAACTTCAAGAACGCTTGACGGGAACGGCGGAAACCCTGCTTGTAATCAAGGCGGAATTGCGGTGGTGGAAGAACACACCAATGACAAGGAAGTTTACGCAGTAGACCAAGGCGGAGGGAAGTCGGCTTGCAATGTTTCAAAGAACCAGGCACCGACCTTGACTTGTACGCATGGTGGCGAACCTGCGGTTTATTGTATGACCACGGGCAGTTACACCGATGTCGAAAAAGAGAAATCGCCCACGCTGATGGCAAGGGACTATAAAGACCCGAATGTCATCAACGCTCCTAAAGGAAATCTCACCGAATTTGATGGCGATATGTTCCGCAAGATTGTGAACCGAGTAACGGTTGACGGAAAGGAACTGACATACGACTTCGGTTGCGGCATCACAATTACCGACTCCATTGAATAAGGAGTTCGGCAGCGAAGGGCGGATGGCAAAAAGCTGTCCGCTCTTTTATCGTATTTGGCGGTATTCGCTGGACTAAATTTCGGTATTTTGGTAATGTGTCTTGTAATGAAAAAATGGAGGTAAAAATGAGCGAACAGCGGTATCGAACGGTGGCTTATGTAAGGGTTAGCACAACCGACCAGACAACGAGCCTTGACTCGCAAATTCGGCATTTTAACGAAGTGATGGATACGACTCCGCACTTGGTTAACTGCGGAATATATGTCGATAACGGCATAAGCGGTAGATTCTTGAACCGCCGTGAGGGGTTCTTGCAAATGCTAACTGATTGTGAGCTTGGTCGAGTGGATAGGATACTCTGCAAGTCTATAAAACGCTTTGGGCGAAACACCCTTGATATAGTTCGAGCAATCGCTCGGCTGACTGAACTCAATATTTCCGTTTACTTCGAGCAAGAGAATATTGACACCATCAAGGATAGGAATAACATCATCCTGGTAACGATGGCGCATGTGGCGCAAGAAGAAGCCGAGGATATTTCGGAATCGGTGCGGTGGGGTTTTCAGCGAAGGTTTGAAAAGGGGCAGATGATACTCAACCCCAACACCCCATACGGCTATAAGTTGGAGTATGGCGAACTTGTGCCAGACCCAGTCCAAGCACCGATTATAAAACGGATATTTGAGGAGTATGCGGAGACGGGACATTCAACGCTTATATGTACCAAGTTAAACCGAGAAGGCATACGCACGGCAACGGGTAAGACTTTCAAGCCTTCCACAATTTTGTACTACATAAAAAACGAAAAGTACAAAGGGGATTGCTTGATGGAAAAGCGTGTTCTTTTGAATGGTCGGTCTGTGAAGAATACTGGGCAAGTAACGCAGTATTATGTTGAGAACCATCATGAGCCGATTGTGAGCCGTGAGCTTTGGGAGAAAGCAAACGAGGTAAGGAAAAGGCAAACGAAAGCGGATGTGTTTCAGCCAAAAGGAGAGAACCCGCTTGAAGGTGTTCCTATTCGCTGTGGCAAGTGCGGACACGCATATACTCGAAGGTTCACCAACGGACAGCAGTATCGGTTTGTTTGCGGCGGACACGAGGATGAGCGTTTCCGAAAGTGCGATAGTCCAAGTGTCCGGTTGCAGACTTTGCAGAACATAACCATACGGATATTCAATGACCTACGAGGTACAAAGCGAAGGTTAATTGAAATGCCATTGTCAGACGAACTGGTGGCGCTTAACGGCGAATTAGAGCGGTTACTCGCCCAAGAACGCACGTACCTTCAACTTCAAGCCAAGGGGCTGTTAACAATGGAAACCCTGTGTGGACTTGTGAGTGCCATATTGACGAATACGAAGATTACTACTATGACACCGCAAGCTCGAAAAAGGAATCCAAACGACTAGCCGCATACCATATGCTGCTCTCGATACTTAATCACGAGAACGGGAGGTGCGACTGATGCGTGTGGTTTCTACGAAGTTGAAAATGCTCGACACCTTTTCCGAAAATGAGTATTTCAGCGTTATAGAAAAATGGCTGTCAGCGGCGGGGCCTTGTAAGGCAGTGGCTGAACAGCTCAAATGTTGCGAAGATAAAAACTCTGCTCATTTGGAAGCGGACTATTGTAAGGCAGACACTTCCCGTATAGAAAAGGACGGAAAGGTTTATACGCTTTTCAAGATTGAGCAAGTATTCCACGAGCAGACTTGGACTACGGAAATTATTCTCGAATGCGCTCCTGGCGGAAAAGTCGTTTATTTCCATATTGACTGTTCACGTGATGCTACTCGGTTTGATGAAGCACCCGAGATGCGCACGGATGTCATTCGAGCGTTTGTAAATTGCGGACACCTTAAACAGCCGACAGTGCCTATAACTTCAAAGCCTCTTGAGCCGACCTACGAACTGTTGGATTGGGTAGCGGGGGCAATCAAGGAAGAATACAAGGATGAACTTCCCTTGGTGTTGGCTACTACATACTTCGACAGCCGTGCAACGGAAATTGAAGAATATATGCTTGCAAAGAAACTCGCTGGCTTTGCGTATGTGATGGTTTGCGATAACGAATACACTCGTCTTGTAAAGGACAGAGCTGAACACCAGACCCCCTTCAATGGTGCCGTTTGCATTTACACCAAGGGCGGAAAACCTAGGCAGTTTAGAAAGCGTAATGCCTACTATGGTGCATCGCTTGACAAGCAGATAGCAAACGAAGTTCAGCGGTTTGTTACTTCCGCCGTGGATGCGGTTGCGCCTACTTGGGAGGGACTGAATACAGAGCAAGTCCGTAAGGTTGCTGAAGAAAGCGCAGCGTTGGCAGAGGAAGCGTTCGGTGAAAATGAAACCTTGGACGAAAAGCTGAAAAGAGCCGAGGCAAGAATTGCTGCGTTGGTTCAAGAGAATATGGCACTGACCGCAAAGAACGAAAGTCTCCAAACGGCACTCTCAAGAAGCGAATCCGTGCAGATGATTATTGAGCCTTCCGAAATTCCCGAGTTCTTTGAAGGGGAACAGCACGACCTTGTTGTCAGCATTTTGACAAAGGCTTTACAGAACTGTGGCTCAAAGGACACTCGGCAGAAGGAACTCATCACCGACCTTTTGGCTCACAATAAAATTATCGGCAACGGCAAGGAAATGCTCGAAGTGGTAAAAGCCGTGTTTGCAAACGGCGAAGATTTATCGTCAAAGGAACTTGCGGATTTGAAGCGTGTCGGCTTTGAAATCACGAGCGATAACACCCACTACAAACTGGTTTATAAAGGAAGCAAATATTGGTTCAGCTTGGCAAAGACAACGAGCGATAAAAACCACAGTGGGAAGAACCTCACTTCCGATATAACGAAAACACTCTCGATTTATAAATAAGAAAAGTAAAGCAGAAGGCAGTCAGAAATGGCTGCCTTTTTTCTGTTTCCACGGGTCCTTTTCGTTGAATTGCTAGACTTTTATAGATTTCAAAATACTCGGTTTTACCTTTATATTCTCTCCTTATTTGCAATTAGACTTTTCATAGGTCAAGCGGTGGCTGGAAGACGAAGTCGGCAGAATTTTAAGGCAGGTCGCGGGCAAGGCGGCTTACTCCGCAACGCTTGTAAAGTACGCCGAACTCGTGTGCAAAAAGCCCTATGGATTGACAAAAAGTCTAATGAAAAAAGGGCAAAAAAAGGGGTTTTTTACCCATAAAAAGGGCATTTTTCGAGCCTAAAAATCGAAGAATAGACATTTTGACCTTACAAGGTTCAAACGGCAGACAAACTTTCTTGACAATTCCAAAAAAAGTTGCATTTTTGCCATTGTACGGTTTGTCTAATATTTAGCGAAAAACAGCGATAAAAAGACCCTTATAAAAGGGCAACACATAACCACGAAAACAACGGCACATACGGCAAATCAAAGCCGTTTCCGATTAAGATAAATCCACCCACTTTGCAAGCGGTTCGAGCGAACGGAGAGTTCGTGCGGGGCAAATATTAGAGCCGACTGCCGAGTGGGTGATTTTTTTGCTTTAAGATAAAAGTCATACTTTTGCGACTTTTGCCCTTTACAAAGTGAACGAAATATGCTACAATATACGCATCCCAAAATGGAGGCTCAAGCGATGAGTGCCGAGAGCGTTTCAAAAATCAAATACCTAAAACTATGGGACATACTCCGACAAGAAACGGACGAAGAGCATCCGATAAGTACGCCCGACCTTTTGGCACGGCTGGAAGAGTGCGGAATCAAGTGCGACCGCAGGACGCTCTACCGTAACATAGAGGAACTGAACGAAAGCGGATACGAAGTGCTGACCAAGGTCGGAAAGCCAAACGGATACTACGTGGTAGACCGCAGCTTTGACATACCCGAAATACACATCCTAATGGACGCAGTGCAAGCGGCAGGTTTTATCACCGAGAAGAAGACCAAGGAACTCGTGGACAAGATAGCAAAGCTAGCAGGCAACAAAGCAGCGGAGGTTCTCAAGCAGAACATTGTGAACTTCGAAACGGTGAAGAGTACGAATGAGAGCATCTACTATTCGGTCAACGAAATAGCCACGGCAATCAATGAGGGACTGAAAATCACGTTCCAATACTTCGACTACAATGCCCAAGGAAAAAAGGTTTATAGGATGCGGAAGAGCAACCCGGCGGAAAGGAAAACCTACAAGGTGAATCCGCTCTCGACCGTGTTCAGTAGCGACAAATACTACCTCATTTGCTACGATGACTACTACGACAACCTGCAACATTACCGAGTGGATAGAATGGACGCGGTAACGATGATAGAGGAGCCGATAACCAAAAACGAGAAGACCAAGCAACCGAGAGTGAAGGAACACAAACAGCAGGTCTTTTGGATGTTTACGGGCAAGACCGAGCAGGTATCGTTCACAGCAGACAAGTTCCTTATTGACGTGATGCACGATACATTCGGCGGAAAGGTTAAGATTAGCGAAGGGGCAAACGACACGATAACATTCACCGCCAACGTGCAGGTCAGTCCGACCTTTATTGCGTGGTGCTGTGCCTTTGGAAAGCAGTTGAAAGTGACTGCACCGCAGACTGTGATAGACCAAGTGAAAGCCTATATAACCGAGTTAAATAAAGGATATGGAGGGGGCAATGGATTATGAAGATAATAAGAGATTATGAGAAGAAAAACAACGTCAGCCTTTCAAAGGAAGTAAGGAATTATCTAAAAGCAGACATCCAAACTTTTGTAACGAGAAAGAAACCACCCAAGGAGCGACCCACTAAAGGTCTAGCTGATATACTAACGCGGCTAGACAGTATGAGATTAGACTTCAAAATTTATTGTACTACAAAAGAAGAATACGCAAAGTGCGCGGAAAGCGTAATAATTTTTGACCTATCCTTTGAAAAGAGAATCCAAAACCTAATTCACGCCCAAGATGCGTTTTTCGATGAGATACATTACTGTTCTCTGAAAAGAGCATTGATACATCGCTTGAATGAGCGCGGTGAGTTAGACGAGAACTTTTGCATTGAAATGATTAAAATCAATGAAGCACAACGTATTAGGTATTAACATCAGAACTATGATAAAAAAATTAGTTATAGAAAAAGAGAAGGGCGGAATGCGTCCTTTAGAGCCTAATCACGAAGAGAAACAGCGCATAACCCTCAACTCAAAAGGGATGGTATGGTTTACGGCTTACGGAGCAGATACAACTGACGGGTGGAAATACAAACCATTACGGAAGACACGTACCAAGCTAGGGGAAGAGCAGACCAAGACCATACTCGGATTAGCAGAGGAACTCTTCGGAGAGATGCACGGACTCATTGACCCACCAATATGCGATGGGGAGAGGGACTTGCTAACGGTAAACTACGAAAGCGGGTACGCTCAAAAGAAATACATAAACGAAGAAGAACATCCTACCATGCAACGTTTATACGAGGAGTTAAGGAAAGCACTAGCGATAAAAACTCTTTTACTATTCGAATATGACTTTTACACCGAGTAGAAGCCTTGCAAATCGACAAAAAATATGGTAAAATAAAAGACAAGCCTCTAGGCTTATAATAGGAGATTATATGGCAGAGAAAAACAACGCCAACATCGGCTTCGAAAAACAAATTTGGGACGCAGCTTGTGTTCTATGGGGGCATATCCCTGCGGCAGAATACCGCAAGGTTATCGTGGGATTAATCTTCCTTCGATACATTTCGTGTGCCTTTGAAAAAAGATACAACGCCCTTGTAGCAGAAGGAGAAGGGTTCGAGAACGACCGTGATGCTTACGAAATGGAAAATGTCTTTTTCGTTCCAGAGGCGGCACGATGGAGTGTGATATCCGCCGCTGCCCACACACCCGAAATAGGCACGGTAATAGACGATGCTATGAGAGCAATCGAAGCGGAGAACAAGTCGCTGAAGAACGTTCTTCCGAAGAACTATGCAAGCCCTGACCTCGACAAGCGAGTGTTGGGTGATGTCGTGGACTTATTCACGAACAACATAGACATGGACGATACCGAAGAAAGTAAAGACTTACTCGGACGCACATACGAATACTGCATCGCACAGTTCGCTGCTTACGAGGGAGTCAAGGGCGGTGAATTCTACACACCTTCAAGCATCGTAAAAACCATAGTTGAAATACTCAAGCCTTTTGAGAATTGCCGAGTTTATGACCCTTGCTGCGGAAGTGGCGGTATGTTTGTGCAGTCGGTTAAATTCCTCCAAGCACACAGCGGAAATCGTGGTGGGATTTCGGTGTTCGGACAAGAGTCAAACCCCGATACTTGGAAGATGGCAAAGATGAATATGGCGATCCGTGGGATAGATGCAAACTTCGGACCGTACCACCAAGACACATTCTTCGATGATTTGCACCCTGCGCTCAAAGCGGACTTTATCATGGCAAATCCGCCCTTTAACCTTTCGAATTGGGGTGGGGAAAAACTAAAGGAAGATAAGCGTTGGAAATATGGTGTACCCCCGACGGGGAACGCCAACTTTGCTTGGATTCAGCACATGATACATCACCTCGCTCCGAACGGAAAGATAGGTCTCGTTTTAGCAAACGGAGCCTTGTCTTCGCAGTCGAGCGGAGAAGGTGAAATACGAAAGAACATCATCAATGACGATTTGGTTGAGGGGATTGTTGCTTTGCCGACGCAGCTCTTCTACAGCGTAACTATACCAGTCACCCTTTGGTTTATAAGCAAGAATAAAAAGCAGAAGGGGAAGACGGTCTTCATCGATGCCCGTAAAATGGGTTATATGGTTGACCGCAAGCACCGTGATTTCACGGAAGAAGACATAGATAAAATCGCCCAAACCTTTGAGGCTTTCCAAAAAGGAACACTTGAAGATGTGAAAGGCTTTTGTGCCGTTAAAACAACCGCAGATATAGCGGAGCAGGACTACATACTCACGCCCGGCAGATATGTTGGTATAGAAGAGCAAGAAGAAGATGAAGAGCCGTTCGATGAGAAAATGACAAGGCTGACTAACGAACTCTCCCTAATGTTTGGAAAGTCCCACGAACTCGAAGAAGAGATACGTAAGAAGTTGGGGGCAATAGGGTATGAAGTCTAATTGGAAAAACTATACTCTTGAGCAAGTATGCAAGAGGATTTACAGCGGCGGAACGCCATCAACAGCGCATCCTGAATATTGGGGCGGAGATATTAATTGGCTATCTTCTGGAGAGACAGGCCAAAAGTATATAAAGGAAACTATAAAAAAGATTACGGCTCTTGGAGTAGAGAAATCATCTACGAAACTCGCTCAAAGAGGTTGCACTGTGGTAGCATCAGCAGGACAAGGCTTTACAAGAGGGCAAGCAAGTTTTTTGTTGATAGATACATACGTGAATCAGTCGGTAATAGTATTTGACGCAGACGATAAGTACATTTTACCAAGGTATTTATACTACAATTTAGATAATCGATATGAAGAATTTAGGTTGCTATCGGATGGAACAAGCACACGCGGTGGACTTTCGGGTTGGATAGTAAAACGCATGGGCATAGAACTACCACCGATAGAAGAACAGGCAAAAATCGTATCGTTATTGCAGAGTATAGATGAGAAGATAGAGCTAAATACTGCGATAAATAATAATTTAGTGGCTTAAATCTCGACCCCAGACACATCAATTTCTCCGCTCATTAGGCGAGGAAGAAGTGAGTCACGTATCTCCACCAAGTTACGGTTTTCAAAGTATGACTCCTGTATATGACGAAGCATCGGAAGAACCGTATCGTTAAACTTTTTCGCAATATCCTTGGGCGGAATGGCTATCTCCATATCACCCAAGCCACCGTCCCAAACAGCATAAGGCATAGTAGAGCCTTTTGATGTGGTCTGTGCATAATCGATACTGCTATCTTGGTCGCAACAAAGCAACCCGAAAGAAAGGTAGTCTGCATCGTAAGGCTTGAGCGTAAAGCAAGTTGTTCGTGTAATTCCACGGCACGGTGCAAATATCACTCGGTGAAAGTAAACCCTCATGGCTCCAATGACAATATCGTCCTTGTCAAAAGTGATTAAGCTACTTTGGGCGTCCTCATTAGGTTTGAATTCGGAAACCGCAAAGGTCTTCATCGGGATAACATCAATGGGCAAGTATGGCAAGTTCGGCTCATCACCAACCTTGATTCCGTCCCGTTTGAGCCTTAAAATGTCTTTTAACTTGCCGATGTGCCATTCGGTAGGCATCTCACCACCGAACGGTTCAAAATCTACAAACCAAGCCTTAAATAAAGCACGTGCTTGCTGCTGTAAATTATTATTTACCGAAGAAACTCTCACCAACGGCGAGAGTTATAAGAAGAACCGCCGTTGCATAGTCGGTCTCCTAATATAGAATAATAACAGGAGATAAACTATGAACGAATCAGTAATCAACGAGGTAATGCAGGGAATGCTTCCATACCTCAACAACGGACAACTAGCGGAATTGCAGAGAGTGTTGTCCCAATCGCTTCACGGGCGAACCGTGATAGAAGAGAGAACAGATACCGAAGAACAAGATGGAAACAACCAAAAATTGACTGAACTCTTTGTAGCGGCAAAACGAGTAGAAGGGTGTTCGGAAAAATCGCTCACCTACTATTCAAACACTATTGGAACGATGCTTAAAATGATAAACAAGGATATCCGTGCGTAAAAACCTACGGCTACCGAATAAAAGACCATAACTACGAAATCTACGAGCCAGAGGCACAAATCGTAAGGTTTATATACAAGACCTACTTGGCGGGGCAGAGTTATGGTCAAATCTGTAAGATGCTGATGGACAGAGAGGTGCTTTCCCCCGGCGGTGTGAAATTATGGAAGACAAGCACGGTATCCTATATACTTGAAAACGAAAAATACAAAGGGGACTTGCATCTGCAGAAGCAAACCTACAGCGACCTTAAATATAGGAAGAGAATCAAGAATACCGAGGGCAAGCAATACTATGTAGAGAATCACCATCAGCCGATTATAAGCAAAACGGATTGGAATAGAGTGCAAAAGGAAAGGGAAATCCGAACAAGCCAAAGGGGATACAGTCCGACAGGCAAAGCAGGCTACTCATCGAAATACGCATTCTCGAACAAGTTATTCTGCCTCGGCTGCGGTAGCAAGTTCCGCAGGCACAAATACGATACGGTACAAAAAACGGTGTACACTTGGGTCTGCATCAACCATAAGCGATACAAAAACTGCAAGCAAGACGCCATAAAAGAAGAAGACCTTGAAAGAACCTTTATAGGTGTTATGAGGGACATCGTAACGGACAAGGACGGATTTATAAACAAGGTCATAGCGAACATCGAAGAGGTGGTAAAGAACCGCCAGAGCGAAACCTCGACCGAAGAAATCGATGCAAAAATCATTTCGATACAAAACGAAATGATAGGCTTGGTAAGGGATATGACGGTGGCGAACACCGCTGAAATCTCCGCAAAGACACAGGAAATGCTCGGCGAAATCGAAAGGCTGAAACATGTAAAGGAAACCACGATAGCCGAAGGATTGGCATTAGAAAGGGACTTGAGCAGAATGGATAACCTACGAGAGATGCTGAACTCGGACGAGTTATTCGACAAGTTCAATGCGGACATCTTCCGCCGAGTAGTGGACAAAGTCCTGATAGACGGAAAGACAGCGACCTTCGTCTTATGCGATGCGGTGCGAATCACTAGACCGATAATCGGAGTAGAAAACGAATAACCATTATAATAATTAAGGAAAGGGACGGTCCGAGTGAAAACAGACCGTCTTTTTTTGCTATACTTTTATGAACGGATATGTTATAATGACAGTACTATAAACAGTAATTTAGCGGAGAAAATTATGAATAGATGTCCGTGGTGTCTTATAAACGAACTTGAAACAAAATATCATGATGATGAATGGGGTGTTCCCGTTTATGACGACGTAAAGCAATTTGAATACTTAATGTTAGAAGCGATGCAATGCGGGTTGAGCTGGGATACTGTACTGAAAAAGCGTGAAATTTTCCGTTCTTGTTTTGACGGTTTTAATTATGAAAAAATTGCTACCTATACCGCCAAGGACATAGAACGAATTATGAACACGGCGGGCGTTATACGCTCACAAAGAAAAATAGAGGCGGTTATAAATAATGCTCGCATATTTCAAAAAATAAGAAACGAGTTCGGTTCCTTTTCACAGTATATTTGGAGTTGGTCGGGTGGTAAGGCGTTACTATATCGCGGACACGAATTAGGAAATCTTCCTGCGTCAAATGAGCTATCCGATAAAATTTCAGCGGATTTAAAAAAGCGCGGAATGAAATTTCTCGGTT